CTATCAGGCACGCCAGACTTAGGCCCGTTAGTCGAGCGGTTAAGACGCCTGCCTGTCACGCAGGAAATCGGGGATTCGAATTCCCCACGGGTCGCCAAATTATGCCCATTTAGCTCAGTCAGTAGAGCAATCGCCTCGTAAGCGATAGGTCGCTGATGCAATTTCAGCAATGGGCACCAGCAGCACCTATCATCTAATGGTTAGGATATTACCCTAAGTATAAGGGTTCGAATCCTTTTAGAGCCAGTTGACAAGATAATAGAATACTGTTATATTATGTTTTTAAGCGGTGTTGGCATATTGGTTGTGTCCTAGCCTTCCAAGCTAGTCAAAGGAGTTCGATTCTCCTACACCGCTCCATTTTATTAGGAGAATATATGTTAGATAGTAAGCAGCAAGCTCTAGTATTTCTGATGGAAGAGAGCAATCGTTTGGCAACAGTATGTGCGAATCATGTGAATGCGTTGCATTTGAGCAAGACAAAAACTGCTCTTGAACATCAATTGGGAGTGCTCTTTGCGGCCATGAAGGAAATCCAGACTCAATTTAAACTGGATGAAGAAAAGGTTGAACACGCCGCACTTCGCGCTTATGATAAACGATTGAAAGACATCTAGTCATTTTCTTAAGATAAATAGTGATCTGAGATTACTATGAAGAAATATAAATCAATTTTTATCTCAGATATTCATCTAGGCAGCAAGGGCTGCAAAGCTGACATACTTTGCGATTTTCTCAAACATAGTGCCAGCGAAAATCTATTCTTAGTGGGCGATATCATAGATGGATGGCGCCTAAGTAGAAAGTTTTTCTGGCCTCAGAGTCATACCAATGTCATTCGTAGAATACTTACCGCAGCTAAACGCGGCACCAATGTAATCTACATAGCAGGCAATCATGATGAGGCTTTACGAGGTTTGATACCTTTCGGAGTTCATTTTGGTAATATAGAATTATGTAATACCTATCGCTACACTGCGCTAGATGGCAAAACTTATATGGTGATACACGGCGATGTGTTTGACACTGTGATTAGAATCAAGCTTAAGATCCTCTATCATGTAGGTGATGTACTCTATAATTGGTTACTAGAAGTCAATCATTGGTTACAAAAAGTTCGAAATCTTTTTGGTATGAAATACTGGAGTCTAAGTGCCTATTTGAAATACAAAACCAAACAAGCACTCAGTTATCTTAGCGATTACGAATTATTGCTTGTTGACTATTGCAAAAGAAAAAAAGTTGATGGTGTTATCTGTGGTCATGTGCATCATGCAGATATCAAGATTATAAACGACACGGTTTATATGAACGACGGAGATTGGGTAGAAAGCTGCACTGCACTTGTTGAACATTACGATGGACGTTGGGAGATTATCAATTGGTTAGCCCAAAAATCATCTTAATCACAGATGCTTGGCACCCTCAGGTAAATGGTGTAGTCACAACCTATGCGAATCTACTTTCGCATCTGCCAGAAAATTATTCGGTAACTGTGATACATCCAGGAATGTTTAGGACACTGAGTGCGCCTTTTTATCCTGAGATCTCCCTATCTCTATGCAGCAAGAAAAAGATGAAGAGAATTCTTCAAGACGAGGGTATGAATGATTCGATGATCGTACACATTGCTACAGAGGGACCTCTAGGATTACAAGCCAAGCGAGTTTTGGACAGATTAGGAAAAGCCTATACCACCGCTTATCATACCAAGTTTCCAGAATTTATAGAAAAGATAACTGGGATACCCTTGAAGTATACGAAGTGGTATTTTGATTGGTTTCACAAGAGATCGAAGTTTGTCATGGTATCTTCTGAATCTAATCGCAAAGAGTTAGGATATTCTCATGCTAGAGTATTAGGCAAAGGCTGTGATAGACACTTTGCATTTCAAGATCGAACTAGGCGCGATGTTATCACGCTGTTGTTTGTGGGGCGAGTTAGCAAAGAAAAGAACATCGAAGCGTTCTGTCAGTTAGAACTTGCGGGTCATCAAACTAGAAAGATTGTAGTAGGTGATGGTCCTGAGAAAGCTCGACTTGCAGCCAAGTACCCCAAGATAGATTTCGTAGGATACAAGTTTGGGGCTGAACTGGCGTCTTATTATCAAAATGCAGATGTCATGATATTTCCCAGCAAAACCGACACTTTTGGATTGGTGGTATTGGAAGCAATGGCTTGCGGAACACCGGTAGCTGCTTATCCGGTTACTGGACCGATAGATCAGATAATAGAAGGCATAAACGGCAGCACGAATAGCGATTTAGAAATTGCCACACTACAATGTCTTTCATTGGATAGAAAACAGGTAGCACAGACCGTTCAAGATGTAACATGGGCTAATTCAGCAAGACAGTTTGTCACACATTTAACATTAACATAACGTTGTTTTCTGAGAGAGCATTTTTTTCTTGCATTTCTCATTACTTTTTGCTATTCTAGCTGTGTTCGATAAAAGTGGGCTCGAAACATTAAAGTGATGTAATGGGCTTTTAACCCATAAAAGAAGGGGCGGTACCTTCCGGGCCTACCAATCATTGATATTACAAATATATTAGGGGATTTTATGAATAAGAATGTGATTTATGTCGGTGTTGCAGCACTGTTGGCTACCACTAATGTTTATGCAGGTGGTAGTTACGGTGGAGGAGGACATTATCCTGTTGGTTGTCGTACTTCTGCGTGCGGCACCATTGTTCGAAATCACGTTGACAATCACATTGATGTTGAAAACAAGAACATCAATGCAAATGCTAACAAGAACGTTAACGCAAATGTCAACAAGAATGTTAATGCGAACGTAAACAAGAACACTGCCAACAGCAATGCCGTGAGCAAGAACACCAACGTCATCAAGAATGATGTAAACAATGCTAGCCACAGTAGTGCAGACAACCATCTTGATGTTGCTAATTCGCAGAAGCAGGGTCAGCATCAGGCGCAGGATCAGGCACAGACTCAGTCTGTTGCGAACAGTGGTAACTCAAGTAATCAGAATCATGTTGCTTCGCAAGGTAATACTACTGATGTAAACATCGGCGGTGATACTTACGAGGCTCGTAGGATTCCAGTTGCTACTGCCATTGCACCTAACCTAACCGCTGGTCAGATTACCTGCTTGGGTTCAGTCAGTGGTGGTATTCAGACTGGTGTAGTTGGCCTGAGCGGTGGTAAGACTACTGTTGACAAGAACTGCGTAATGATCACGCAAGTCAACACCCTGTATCAGATGGGAAAGGTCAAGGCTGCATGTGAGCGTATGCGTCAGGATCCTGATATCCGTGCTGCAATGGAAGCTGCTGGAGAAACTTGTGAGCCTCCCGTAGTTGAACCGCCCGTCGCAGTTGTTACCACTGAGGTAGCATCTAAGCAGGAAGTTCAAGATCTGAATCAAAAGTTGGAGAATTACATCCGAGTTGACAGGCAGAATGTGTTGAAGTAAATTTAATGCCGCTTTAGCTGAGATAGATTAGCATGTGCCTGAAGAGCACACTAGGTTGGAGCGTTACCAACAGGCGGCACCAAATTGCGGGTATGGCGGAACTGGCAGACGCATCAGGTTTAGGTCCTGACGAATAAAATCGTGGGGGTTCGACTCCCTCTACCCGCACCAATTTTTAAGGAGAATGATTATGAACAAACATAGCTCAGTGTTTGAGAATATATACAATAAGGAAAAGTTTAATTGCGCCAATCAGCGCGATGTAAAGATAATTGACGGCATTGAATATCTCAGGGTCATTAAAGAAGGAACGGCCAGAGAAGTCTTGATGCGTCGAGATTCATTGAAAAAGGTAACTGTAGCAAAATAGGAGAAGATCATGTCAGTTTTAGCATTGGACATCGCAGGTACACCTAGAGCATGGATTTCCTACGACGATGCCATCACGAAACACGCTAAAAACGATGTTGCATGGAGTCTGGGATCTATTGTTGCTAGGTACCGTGGAGGAATTCAGAATGATGGTAGGGAATCTTACATTGAAACCCCTAGTATCATCGCGGTAAGAGGAAAAGGTTTCGAGGTCAACAAGCACGGAAGAGTATTGCTGTCTAACCGAACTCTGTTTGGTCGTGACCGTAATGTCTGTGCATATTGCGGAGAACACTTTCCTAACTCATTTGGTTTAAGCAGAGATCACATTGTTCCTCGCAGTCGCGGAGGTACAGATGTTTGGATGAACGTAGTTACCTCGTGTAAGCGATGTAACACTCATAAGGGAAATAAGACGCTCAAGGAAGCAAGGCTTGAGTTGATCTATCTACCTTATGTGCCAAACTATTACGAACAATTGATCATCATGAACAGAAATATTCTTGCTGATCAGATGGAATACTTGGTATCAGGTCTTCCAAAGAACAGTAGAATTATTTCTTAGTACGATTGCAAGCTTAAATAAGGGTATTGCCGGATTAGCACAGTGGTAGTGCAGCAGTTTTGTAAACTGTTGGTCGGGAGTTCAAATCTCTCATTCGGCACCATATTTGTCTAAGTTTGATCTTGTACAAATCATCAACTCTAAATAGGTTGCAATTTTTGCAGCCTGCAAACATATTAAATTCATAAAAGGAAATCAAATGAAGCAGATTATCGTAGGAATTTTATTGATCGCATCTAGTGCATCTGTTGCCCAAGATCGCGTTTCAAAGCTTGACAAGAACGCAGATGGTAGTGTAGAATACTCTGAAGTTGTTCAAGCTTGCTCTGTTAGTGAAAGCCTAGTGAAAAGGGCAGACAAGAACAGTGATGGAGTTCTCTCAAACGGAGAACTTCAGCAAGCTAAAGGATATCTCAAACTTCGTTCTTGTAACAGAACGAAGGCTGTTTAAAAAGAATATTGACGAGTAGCTCAGCGGCAGAGCCGGTGACTGTTAATCACCTGGTCGTAGGTTCGATCCCTACCTCGTCAGCCACTCCTCTGCCCGTAGCTCAGTTGGATAGAGCAGCGGATTTCTACTCCGCGGGTCGGGAGTTCGAATCTCTCCGGGCAGGCCAATTTATATTTCGGATATTAGCACAGTTTGGTAGTGCGTCTGCTTTGGGAGCAGAAGGTCGCAGGTTCGAATCCTGCATATCCGACCACTTTTTAAAAATTAGTGCGGGATTAACTCAGTGGTAGAGTAGCGCCTTTACACGGCGAATGTCGGGAGTTCGACCCTCTCATCCCGCACCAACTTTTAGACAAATAAACACAAAATGACTAAATAAGTTCGTGTATACTAGGAGATACTGAATGATTTTAGTCGAAGAATGGATAAAAAATAGTCGAGAAGAAAGAACTATTCATATTGATCTGCAATCTGAATGCATAGAAAGAGGCGGAAATAGTACAGTACATAGAGGAGTTTTAGCACAATATCTAAACACTGATTTTCCAAGTAAAATAGATCTGTGCCACGCTTGCGGAAACGATAAGTGTTCTAATCCCAAGCATCTATATTGGGGAACAAGAGCAGAAAACGTCGCTGATGCGAGACAACACGGTACTTGGAAAAGTCCTTGGGAAAGAAGTGTTGAAAAACATGGCTATGAAGGCGCATGTAAAATGAATGCGCGAGGGGATAAATCAAAAGGTGGTCGTGCAGGTAAAGGTAAAAAGTTATCTGATAATCACAGACTAAAGATTTCTAACACATTGAGAATTAAAAACGCGACTGTGGCGGAATAGGTAGACGCATCAGACTTGAAAAATTGAGTGCTCTATTGGAAACGATAGAAGTAGAATCTGTCAAATTCGGTGAAGGCTGTAAAATGCTAATACCGAGCGAAGCCCGCGAGGGAACGTGTAGAGACTAGACGGCAGACATCTAAAGCGAAAGCTATGATGAAGGTATAGTCCAGACCACAAACCGTAAGGGTAGCGAAAGCTATAGTGGTATGCATAATTCTAGGGTTCCAGGTTCAAGTCCTGGTGGGGGCACCAATTTTTATGGTGGCTGTAGTCAAGCGGTTAAGACCATGGGTTGTGATCCCATTATGCGTGGGTTCGATCCCCACTAGCCACCCAGATTGAATATTTGTATAAATACTCGTAAGAGTTTATACAAATGGATAAACGATATCACTACATCTATAAAACTACCTGCAAAATTACTGGAAAGTTTTATATAGGCATGCATTCTACGGACAAACTAAATGATGGGTATTTAGGTAGTGGTAAGATACTTTGGTATTCTCGAAAAAAGTACGGTGATGAAAATCACCCTATTGAAATACTTGAATTTTGTTCGACAAGAGCAGAATTAAAAATCCGAGAAAAACAAATTGTAAACGAAGACTTGTTGGCCGACCCGCTAAACATTAATTTAAAATATGGTGGCGAAGGAGGCTGGGATCATCTGAATAAAAATTCAGATATGCAACGAGCAAAGAATCGCAAAGCAAATGCAAAAATGAAGGTTTTAAGAGAGACTGACCCCGAATGGGTATCTGTCAAAGCAGAGAAACTTTCCAAATCTTTGCAGCAGCAATATGCAACAGGCACTCGCTGTCCGCCTGGTTGGTCACAATCTGCAACACTCGCGGCAGCTTCCCCTGAAGCAAAGATAAAGCGTAAGCAAACTATGGCGGCAAATAAACATTCACAAGGTGAGAAAAATTCTCAGTTTGGTAGTGAGTGGATCACTGATGGTCTTGTATCTAAAAAGATAAAGAAAGGTGAACCATATCCGAGTGGTTTTAGAAAGGGAAGAGTTTTGTAAAATTATTATGGTGTGTTGTCCAGTAAAATTTTTTGCTCTTCATCATTCAAAGATAAATTGTCAGTAACAAGCAGGTATTTTTTATGTTGTGGTATATAGTGTGTGGATTGCTGTTACTTGCCGCGGCGTCTATTTTTTTTATCGTTAGGTGGGTAAAAAAGCATTCACTTTGGATAGATCAAGATAGTGATTACTTTGTGAACTGGAATACTAATGTTCCCAAACCAAACAATGATGACGAACTACCATTCGTGATCACACGGTGTACAACAAGAAAGCAGGATAAAGTTTAAGAATTTTGGGAGATCGTCTAACGGCAGGACGGTAGCCTTTGGAGCTACCTATCTAGGTTCGAATCCTAGTCTCCCAGCCAAAAATCAGGAGTCATATATGGAATTTCTAAGCGTAATCGCAGCATTGATAGGAATCAGTCAAGGAGTTATGTCCTTGCGAGATAGTCTTAAAGGTGATACCAATCGTGAACATTTCTCCGAATGGCTGTCCAAGATCTCAGTTGCGATCAAGGAAGCCGCTGACACTCTGAAGCGTGGTGATTATCCTCACACTCAGTGCAGTCATATGCTGTACTGTCTAAAGCATACTCATCATGCTATGGAAAAGTACATGAAAGCAGAGCAGGCTGCTGAATTATATGAAATGATTCGTGAAGCTCATCAGGTCGAAAGACTTTGTGGCGAGTTAAATTCTCTGCCTGATAGCGAACGCGAAAAGAATATTGCAAAGTTGTATGACGTATCTGGAGCATTTCAAGCTGCCGCAGATTATGTCAAAGTAAACTAGTTTGATAAATACTTCATCATGAAGTCTCAAGAATTGTTTGAAGCCGTGAATAAGAAGATAACTGGCACCAATTGTCTTAATTGCCAATACGCATCTTCAGAAAAAGTACCAGTTAAGCCCAGCGAACTGGATAAACAAGGTGGAGTAAAGATCACTGACAAGCGTGATCTTGCACTTGCCAAACACTCAGACTTGATTACTTTACCTGGTAAAGGAACTCCCAAAGTAAAGTTCTTTTGCACTCACCCTGAAGTCAAACAATACGTCAGTGAACGTCAATGCTGCAAGTATTGGGATGCGCCGGGTACTT